GCGTCGACGGGCGCAACACAAAAGTTTGGGTCGAAATTGCGGAAAACGACCTTTGGTAGCGGGATGGGTAGCGGGATGGGTAGCGCGCAAAGCCTTACCCAGTAAGGCGACTACCCTTGCTACCCTTGCTACCCTTCTTTTTATATTAGTAGGTAGAGGTAGAGAAAAGGGGTAGATATACATACCTTACATATACCCTACACTCATTTTGCCCACTAGAGAACTAAGGGTAGCTATGGGTAGCGGGGTAGCAGTGGGTAGCACGCAAGTTTTTACGTATTCGCAAATTATTGCGCACTGGCGGGGGCCGTATGCCTAAACAACTGGTCGGGGTGAACGAGCGCGGTTTGCGGGTCGGTGAAGACCATCAGCGCGCCAAACTGTCGAACCACGAGATCGAATTGATTCGACAACTGCGTGAGCAGGGCATGACGTGCCGGGCTATCGCCGAGAAGTTTGAGATCAGCAAGGCGATGGTGAGCTACATTTGCAGCCATAAGAAGCGCGCGCAGACAGCCGTGCGCTGGCGCTGACGTTCACTTACCCCTAACGGGCTCGCGCAACATGCGCGCATGGCCCGACATTCTACCTACTCCCAATCCATCGCCGACGAGATTTGCGATCGAATCGCAAACGGCGAAACTCTGCGCGCTATTTGCCGTGAAGACGGGATGCCGGCTTGGCGCACGGTCTACGACTGGCGCGTGAGCCATCCACAATTTGCCGCACGCATCGCGCAGGCGCGTGAGCTTGGCTATGACGCCATCGCCGAAGAAGCGCTCGACATCGCCGACACGCCAGTCGAAGGCGTGCGCCGCGAGGAAAGTGCGGATGGCTACAAGGAAATCCGCGACGACATGCTCGGGCATCGCCGTCTTCAGGTCGACACGCGGCTGAAGCTACTCGCGAAGTGGGCGCCGAAGAAGTACGGCGACAAGATTGACGTCACGACCGGTGGCGACTCGCTGAACCTCAGCGCCGAAGAACGCGCCGCCAAACTCGCCGCGCTCGCCGCGCTCGCCGCGAAGCGCAAAGCCGAACAGGAAGACGATGGCAGCGATCTCGCATAACGACTGCGCGCTGCAACGCCACGCCGAGCCCGATGACGGCTTCGAGGCGCTCGGTGATCAGATTGATGCCGACTCGTTCCGTGTCGCCACCTGCGGCGATTGTGGGGGCTCTCTGTTCCATCTCGTGCCCGGTCACGGCATCTATTGCGCGAACTGTCTGAAGCGCGGCAACTTGGTATGAGCCCCGCCGACTACGAAGCGCTCCGGCCGTACATGACCGAAGCCGAGCGCGCCGAGTTCGATCGGCTGCTCGCTGATTTCACGCCGCCAATCTGGGAACCACTCAAGGGCCCGCAAACCATCGCCTACACGTCTCAGGCGGACGTCATCGGCTTCGGCGGGGCAGCAGGCGGGGGTAAGACCGACCTGGCTATCGGAAAGGCACTGACGCAGCATCAGAAGTGCATCGTGGTTCGAAAGAACGGTACCGAGCACGTTGGCATGGTCGACCGCATGAGCGAACTGCTCGGCAACCGTGACGGATGGTCGAGCAAGGATGCGATCTGGCGATTGCCCGACGTGCAGGTCGAATTCGGCTCTGTGCCGAACATGGGCGACGAGCAGAAGTATCGCGGCCGCCCGCACGATCTGATCATCTACGACGAAGCCGCCGAGATCCCCGAGTTTCAGATCCGCTTCCTGATGGCGTGGAACCGGACGACCGACCCGAGCCAGAAGTGCCAGACGCTGCTCACGTTCAACCCGCCGTCAAGCGCAGAAGGCCGGTGGCTGATCGAGTTCTTCGCGCCTTGGCTCGATCGCAAATACCCGGGCGAGCGCGCCGCGCCGGGCGAGCTGCGATGGTTCGCGACCGTCGACGGCGCCGACATCGAAGTCGCTGACAGCACGCCATTCGAGCACGGCGGCGAGATCGTGATTCCTCGCTCGCGCACGTTCATCCCGTCACGCGTCACCGATAACCCTCACCTGGTCGGGACGAATTACGTGTCGCAGCTGCAGGCGCTGCCCGAACCCTTGAGGTCACAGATGCTCTACGGCTCATTCGAAGCAGGCATGGAAGACGACGCGATGCAGTTGATCCCGACGGAATGGGTCGACGCAGCAATGGCGCGATGGAAGAAGCCTGACGTGATCCCGCCGATGGATTCGATCGGCGTCGACGTGGCGCGTGGGGGACGTGACAACACCATCATCGCGCGGCGACACGGTATGTGGTTCGACATGCCGCTGACCTATGCCGGCACCAGCACGCCAGACGGGCCGACCGTGGCTGGCTACACGCTCGCCGCGATGCGTGACAGCGCGCCGATCCACATCGATGTGATCGGTGTTGGTTCGTCACCTTACGATTTCCTTAACCAGTCGCGCATTCAGGTCTACGGCGTGAACGTGTCCGAAGCCGCGCGCGGCATGGATAAGTCGGGCCGGCTGCGCTTCTTCAACCTGCGCACCGAACTGTGGTGGCGCATGCGCGAAGCGCTCGACCCGACAGCGAATAACGGTATCGCACTGCCGCCCGATAAGCGCCTGGCTGCGGATCTCTGCGCGCCGAAGTGGCGAGTGCAGGGCAAGACGGTGCAAGTCGAGTCGCGCGACGACATCGAGAAACGCATTAAACGGTCACCCGATTGGGCGTCAGCGTACGTGCTGGCGCTGATCGACACGCCCAAGCGCGCCGACCTGCAACGTTCACTTACCGCACGGCACGACGAATACGATCCCTACGCATATTCGATGCCGACGCGCAACCGCGCCGAGCATAACCCGTATTCGTGAGGACTAAACCATGTGCGGACCTTTGCTTGTACCGCTCGCGGTCGCGGCGATCAGCGCTGTCGGCACCGGCGTCGCGGCGCACATGAGCAGCATCGCTCAAGGCCAGCAAGCCGATAAAGCCACGCAAGACGCCGCAGCCGCCAAGACCGCGGCCGGCACCGCGCAGAAGGCAACCGCTGCCGACACGTCGACCGTCGGTGCGACCAACGGCGCCGCAACCGCAGGCGTGAACAGCGGCCCGGCGTCCACGCTGCTGACTGGCGCGGGCGGTGTCGACAACTCGAAGCTGAATCTCGGCGGTGCGACCGGGCTCGGCGCTAACACGCTCCTGGGCTCGTAATGGCGACGCTGCTCGCGGACGACCAGACCGCCGCGCCGGACGTATCCGCTGCCAAGCCTAGCCAGACAGGCGGCAACGCGAAGCCGATCCCGACTAAGAAAACGCTCATTCTCCAACGCTGGTATGCGCTGAAGAATGAGCGCTCGTCGTGGATCGCCGAGTGGAAAGACATCAGCAACGTCTTGCTGCCGCGAGCCGGGCGCTTCTTCGTCGAAGACCGCAACCGCGGCAACCGGCGCAACCAGAACATCTTCGACAGCACGGCCACGAAATCGCTGCGCGTGCTCGGCGCCGGGCTGATGGCCGGGGCTACGTCGCCGGCGCGGCCGTGGATCGTGCTAAAGACGCCATACGACGACCTGAACAAAAAGCAGGCCGTAAAGGTGTGGTGCGCTGACGTCACGAAGCTGATTCTCGACGTGTTCAACCGGTCGAACGTGTACCGCTCGCTGCATTCGATGTACGAAGAGATCGGCGCGTTCGGCACGGCCGTCTCGATCATCATGCACGATTACAACGATGTAATCCGCATGTACCCGTTGACCGCCGGCGAATACGCGATCTCGACGAATCACCGCGGCGAAGTCGACACGCTGTATCGCGAATTCCAGAAGACGGTTGCGCAACTGGTCAAGGAATTCGGCTACGAGAACGTCAGCGACGACTCGCGGCGCATGTACGACATGGGAAACCTTGACGTATGGCGCACGGTGATCCACGCGATCGAGCCGAACGAAGACCGCGATCCGAGCAAGTCTGACGCGCGCAACATGGCGTGGACGTCGACGTATCTCGAAATCGGCGGCTCGTCTGACTCGCAGCAGACGTCGAACATGGGTACGACGGGCGGATCGCAGGCGACGCTTTCGATCTCAGGCTTTAAGAAGTTCCGCGTTGTGGCGCCGCGCTGGTCGACGTTCGGCGGCGATATCTACGGCAACAGCCCGGCGATGGACGCGCTCGGCGACATTCGCCAGTTGCAGCACGAGCAGCTGCGCAAGGGCCAGGCCATCGACTTCATGACGAAGCCGCCGATCCAGGTGCCGACGTCGCTGAAGAATCACGACATGGATACGCTGCCGGGCGGGATCTCCTACGTCGACAGCGTACAGGCCGGCGGCGGCATCCGCACCGCGTTCGAAGTGCAATTGCCCCTGCAGTATCTGCTCGAAGACATCAACGATGTCCGGCAACGCATTCGCAGCGCGTTTTACGAAGACCTGTTCCTGATGTTGGCGAACAACACCAACACGAACATGACGGCGACCGAAGTCGCCGAGCTGCACGAAGAAAAGATGCTGATGCTCGGACCGGTGATCGAGCGCCTGCACGACGAACTGCTCAAGCCGCTCGTCGACGCCGCATTCGACATCATCGTCGAAGCCGGCATCCTGCCGCCGCCACCGCCCGAGCTTGGCGGCATCCAACTGCAGGTCGAGTTTGTCTCGATTCTCGCGCAGGCACAGAAGCAGATCGGCACGAACGCGGTCGACAAACTCACGATGGCGCTCGGCGGGATCGTGCAACTGCAGATGACGGCACAGCAGCCGGTCACAGTGCTCGACAACTTCGACGTCGATGGCTGGTACGAATCGTACGCCGACATGCTCGGCACCGATCCGACGCTCAACGTCGACCCGGATATGCGCGACCAGCAACGCCAGGCACGCGCGAAGGCCGCGCAGCAAGCGCAACAGCAAGCCGCGATGCAGCAAGCCGCCGAGACTGCCAAAACCGCAGCACAAGCACCGACGCAAGGCGGCGCAAGCAACGCGCTGTCTGACGTCATGAGCAATCTCACTGGTTATTCAGGGGCGCCGCAATGATCTCGATGAAACTCAGCGCGGCCGAAGCCAAAGCCGAAACGATGCTCGGCGGTCCGGATGACGACGCGCCGCAATACCCATATGGATTGACTGTCAGCCTTTGCGACGAAACCCTCGCAAAGCTCGGGATCACGGATCTGCCGCCTGTCGGC